TAATCTGTTACTACAGTCGGATCCACTTCTTCCGGATGCGGAGCATAGATATCTGCCTTGATGAAGGCTTGCGTTTTGCGGTCTGTTATATCAAAGATGGCTTTGGCATGTGATTCGATGATGTCCACCATTTCAGGGCATCTCAGAAGATATCGCACTCCTCGTCTGTTCAGTTCGAATCTCATCTTACTGGCCATAGCGTTCCACCTGGACTTTCTTGTTCCACAGAAGAGGGATCATGTCTTCGATGCCCTCCGTCACAAATCCGACTACCAGCCAATCCTCACCGAAGAATGATACGCGCTGGTTTTCCCAGACATGCCCGTCACCTTTCGGGATAGCCAGCTGATATACGACCTTCTTGCCGGTCAGATCCAGCATTTCCTGAGCCTCAGTGCTCGATACAGGAGCGATAAGGACGTTCTCCACATCAACATCGACCTCTTCATAGACCGGCGCATTGAGCGCATCCCTTCCGGTCAGAACCTTGTTGTGCAGAGTGACTGTGATACCTTTAAGCATCTGCGGCCTCCGTTTCCGGAACCAGTTCCTCTACCGGGCTGTAGGATCCTATCCTGCTTCCGCCACCGAGCAGCTGTTTTTCTGTCTTTGACAGATACAGCTCTCCGGTAGCACCGCTTCCCATAGTCCATGACTGGGAATAGCCAAGAGCTGCGACGCTTCCCTGCGACGCTCCGACAGGAACGCCGGTATATGAGCCATCGCCAAGAGCCCTTATGACCATCCTGCAGGATACGACCTTCTTCGCGTCCGAGCTTGCCCTGCTGTTGAATTCATCGATCAGTATCGCTGCATCGTCAAGCAGATATTCTGAGACCGATTCCTCCGACTCGCTCATGATCCTCGTCATCCTTGCCTGAACATCTGATACCTGTGCATATGCCATACTGATCACCTCTACTTCTTTGCTGTTTTCTTTGCTGCCTTCTTCGGCTTTTCTGCGGGTTCGGTATCGGAAGCGGCGAGCTTGTGACCCGCCGCCTTATATTCCTCTACACGATCTTCCGCGACCCACATTTCAGTGCCGAGCCGAGCATTGATCATTTTGACCACTATGCTATGGTCAGCTTGTTGAAGCAGGATGTATCGGCGCGGAATCCGACTTCGATCTCTGCTCTTACAGCAAACATGTTCTGCTGCCACAGATTGATAGTGGAGACATCATTGCCGGATCCAACTGTAAGAGTTGCCTGATCGCTGATGTCTACGGTGATGCCCTGTACGATTCCGTACATTGCCTGTGTCCAGTCGCCGGCAAAACCTGCAACGTTCGGAGTTCCTGCTTTGTAAGCAGCCTTGCTCTGCTTTGTAGGCGCACCGAGGATCATCGGTACAGCGCCCTCAGCAACAGAGTTGATGAAGAGCGGCCTCTTTGTCGTGTCTTTCTCGGACAGCAGGATGCTCTTGCCCTGTGGCGAAAGGACAAAGCCGTTAGTGATGCCGCCATGTGCAGCGATGTCCGCATCGGCTGCTACGAGGCCATCATATGCATTCACGTTGTTACCGCTGATAGCCTGAGCTGTGACTGCTGCAAATGTGTCGAAGTTGCTTCCCGGAGCTGCTCCGTGGAATACTGTCTCGTCGAACTTCTTTCCGAGAGCGAGCGGCAGTCTTGCTATGAGCTGATCATAGAGAGCAGCTGCGTCTCTTCTGAACTCGTTCGAGAACGGAACGATGACTGCGAGCTTGTACGCCTGCATTACCTTCTTCTCGAGTGATGGATTCTTCACCGGCTTCACGCCTGTCTCTGTTACCCATTCAGCTTCAGGATCGCCTGTTATGACCGGAATGGTCAGGCCGAGTCCTGGAAGTGTGATCTGTCTTGCCAGCTGCATTACAGCCGACTCCTCCTGCGCTTTCTGAAGGATCTCGCTGGATACCTCAGTTGGCAGATCGATATGTGTTCTGTTTGTTGCTGTTCCTGTTGCCATGATCTTTTTCCTTTCTCTTATTCATTCTGATTGAACCAGTTGGCAAACTGTTCTCTTGTTGACATGCCGCCTGTGTGGCCTGGCTCGCCTTTGTCCTCGACTTCCGGATATGTGCTGCCGGGCTTGAACAAGAATGGTTTCGCTTCTATGAGCTCCTTGATCTGTTCATCCAGTCCGGTAAGCTTTCCGTCCTCAGAGAGCACAAGCTTGTTCCTGTCGAGCAACCCTGCAACGATATCCGCGTCCTGAGCCTGCCCGCTGATGGCCGCTATGATCGCGTTCGACATCTTCATGTCCGATATCTGCGCGGCATATTCAGTTTCCTTACTCTTCAGCTCATCCTGCAGGGTCTTGATCTGAGACTTCAGGGTTTCATTATCGCCCGCTGACGTCTTCAGATTGTCCAGCTCAGCCTTGATGTCGTTGTAGGATTTCTCGGCATTCTTCTTAGCCTGTACTTCCTCGTTCAGCCTGCTTCTTGGGACAAGCCCTTTGATCTCTTCTTCTGAAGCCGCGGCTGCCTTTTCAGCCAGTTCTTCAGAAATACCCAGTGCGACAAAATCTTCTTTTTTCATGATAATTTCCTCCTCGAAACATTTGGTATCGCGGTTCAGTCCGCGTATATCGTCTCTCCCGTTTTACGTCCGGAGATGCCAAAGGGACGAGTGTAATGATGCCGCCGGCGGGATTTGCACCCGCAGCCGATACTCTCAGCCGTTTGATGTTTTGATGTACATGCCCGTCTACAGGCACAGCGGCATAATAAAAGCACCTCCGGAGAGATGCTTTACAATCGTTATTTGATTAATGCAGCTGGGTTACTCGCTTATCATGGACATATCCGGCAATGTAATTGGCGGCAGGCCTGCTAACGAGGTTATCGTAGTTATATATGTTCTTACATACGGAAACATAGCTGCGTGAACGTCCTTTTTAAGCGCATCTGCACTTTCCAGTTCTTCATCAAATTCAAACACACCTTCAACATTCAATTCTATCTTCAGATAGCTCGTCGTCTCGGACTGTTGTCCTCCGCTCATGTCAAACCGCGCCTTTGCAACAGCGATCCTTTTATTTTCTTCTGCAAGTGAGATCTCTGTATTGTAGTTAGCAGAAAGATCTATCTGCCCTTCGACCTTCAGCTCGTTTATTAATTCTATCCTCTGGATCGAAGTATTTAATAACTTATACTGCATAATTGGCTCCTTGAACGATATTGTATCTTGAACGTCTGGCCCTTTCAGAGGTATCTATACTGAAGCTGTACGGGCGACCTCCACCTGCGTGGATAGTGCTTGCAACTCTCAAAACTTCAGCCGAAAGCGATTCCACCGTTCTTCTGGTGTTATATGTTACCACAGCATCTTTTATGTATTGATTGATACTAAGCCCGTCTTCTTTTGCCCTTTTTGCAGTTTCCATATGGACGCGTTTGCCTAGTCTTAACGTCAATTTCCCACTCATTTCAGGTTGTTCTTTTACAACGCTAGGCAGCGGAATATCCATGCCGCGCTTTTCAGCAATTTCAAGCCAATAGGCTTCATTTTCAGCCAATTCTTTCACAGCTGCTTCAACGCTGTCTCCTTGTCCTACGCATCCTTTCAGATCTGTGCTTTCTGCCACCCAAACCTGTTCTCCGTCAAAGTCAACCAGTTTTGTAATGAAACCATACTTCATGTCAGTCATCCTCCTTATCGATAGACGAAAACAGGGCTTTGGCCTGTCTTATATAAGCCACTCCTACATGTTTGCCATGGCAAGGAATGGGTATGACTGTCCCTGTCTCCTCGTGAACTATAGCCCTTTGATGGTTGCCCCTGTTTTCTGTGTCGCATCCATAATATCTTGCAATTTTAGCCAGTTCATCAAAAGACATGTCGTTCGGAGTAGGCTTGCTATTCAGTTTGTCTATCAGTTTTTGAATTTGGCTCATTATCCCGCCTTTAAGATGCTGGTATTGTATATGGTATCACTGTTTTGCGCCTATGTAAACCCACTGCATATTGTGGCAGTCTTACTTTTGTGCCACTAAAAAACCACCTCTATATTTTCATAAGTGGTGGCTCTATGCTTGTTTTATGATGTGCGCGATAAATTCTTCTGATACTGCTGCATCATATTTCTTGATATGGTATATGTCCTGGGATGACCAACGATATTCGGCATCCTCGAACCCTGCGTTAGTCATCATAACCGATTCGCCGGTTATGCAGTCATCTATATATCCGGCTACGCTGGTTGGTTCAAAGGATTCCATGTATTTCACGATGCTTTTTTTCAAGCTCTCATCATATTCTCTTGTCTTAAAGCCTGCAGGGTTATCTGAAAATCTTGTCAGGCCACCAATCGCATATTTCATACACTTCCTCCTTTCTCTGAATAATTAAACGGTATCATTTTGCCGTCTCGCTTGCCTATTTCGCTTCCTGAGTATACCGTGTACTTGCCTGTGATATTTTTTGTAATTATACCAAGTTTATCCGGTGCTGTCACGTTTACTTTTAGCTTGTTCGATATGAATCTTGCCACACCGTCATCTGCTTTCCCGGTATAGCATGAAATAAGTCTTATATCTGTCCCTTTCTTATAATCTGATCTCTGCGCTATAATCGCGCAGAGTGTATCGGGATCTATCTTCTGCCCCTTGTACAAAAGATAATAAGGGTCTCCGTGTATGACAACTGTATATTTCCCGGCTTCTTCCGGAAGGTCCTTGGCAAGCTTGTATAACAAGTCATCGGGTTCCACAAATATAGGCTTATCCTGTGCTATACCATCTTCTATTATTCTCTTCCGAGTTGCTGCTTCCGGAACATATTTTTTCATTTTGTCAGGCAGTTGTCCTGCTGTTGCGCTTAGGGTTCCATTTCTTCTTGCATATGCTGCTCTCTTCTGGGCATTTATGTAATCCCTATTGGCCGCGTATTGCTTCCGCCTTACGATGTTGAGGGCGGTATGGTCATGCCCCTTCGCATTGTGTCCGGACATACGGATCAGAGACTCTGCATCGTATTCGCCATCGGTCATATCAAGAAGCTGCAGGTTGATCTTATCGGGATCGTAACCCTCTATCTCGAGGTCGCCCTTAAGGTCTATGACATACTCGCAGTCGCAATTGGCATGTATGTGTTCAGCGTGCCCGCCCTTAAGGGTCAGTTCTCCGGCCTTCTGCCATCCGAGTCCGGCCAGCGCCATGCAAT